TCTTTGTGAAGAAGATTCCCAATGCGGAAGATACGGTTGGTATTTTCATCTACCCCCGCACCTTCCACTTGGGTGTAAGCACTGTAGTAATGCTTACGGGCACAGAGACCAGCCCCGCTGCCGTGGAAGTACGACTTGTTATCGTCTGTGTACCTTGAGGCAACGTGCTGTTCGTTTATATTGCTAAGATAAAGACCGTATATGTCTTTTAGGTTGAGTTCCTGCACCCCTTTTTGTACCTTTCGTACTTTTGATGAAGCTCTCTATCAACTCCGCTAACTTGTCCTGACAAGTAATATTGTGTGTCAGGCAGTGCATTTTAAAACGCTTCCAAGTTGTATCGGGGCATCTAAAAGAGCATTGTTTTATAGGTTCCACCTTTTTTGTCCTTTCCGGTTGAGATATTAAAAAGAATTAAAGTAAATTCCAAATGTTTTATAAAAAACAAGTTTTTTACCTTAATTTCTTAATTACATATATATATATATATATATTATTTCAGCAAGCCGATATAATATATATATAATATAGCTACAGCTAAAGCTAAAGCTAAAGCCATAGCTATACAATATATACAGGAATCTACCAGAACCTAACTTTATCAGAAGTCTGAGTGTTGTAGATATTCTCCAACTGCCTTAGGTATTCTGACTTATTATTAGCCTTTTTAATACCTGAGCCACGGTACTTCATCTTTTTTACCATGCGATTATGGTCATAGTCAGGATGCTTAAAGCACTGAACCATAGCTAAGATAAAGTATCTGTCACCACAATGTTCACACAGTTCCTTTAGCGTCTGTAACCAATCAGCTCTGGCCGTGGCTTCTTTAAGGTTTGTAACCTTAATTCTGCCCTGCCTGAACTCTTCGTACCCAGAGCCTCCCCATCTTCCAAAGAGAAGTACAAACGCTGATGAGAAGCGAAAGTCATACTTTTCCATAAAAGCCTTGATGACTTTGTACTCATGGTATCCAGCATGACAGTAAGCGTCCAAGAAATCATACGCTGTCCACTTATCTTGGTTATTGTTGATACTTGCTATAGTTGCAATATCACAATCATCAACCATGATGTAGTGTATGGGTATGTTAAGTTCAGTGCAAGCTACATACCGATGTTGCCCATCGAGTATTTCAAACCTATGCGTGACAAGAATCGGATAGTACCGTGTCAAATCAGCAGATTTGATTGCTTTAACTAACTTAGCAACTTTACTTCTATTAATTTTCCTGTTCCAGTCGAGGAAATTGAACTGTGCGTAATTCTTTGTACGCAAGCTCGTAATTCCAATAACTGGGCTTGGAAAATCAGCATTTGTTATTGATAAGGGGTTATCATTAGTCGTAATCTGTTTCATTGCGACTCCTTTTTTTGTGCATTCCTACTCCATAGTGTATATCCTCATGATACCATCACTGGAGCCAGTCATGCGTTTACGAAAATCAAGCACGTTTTGTTGAAACGTCTTGTTTTTATCCATAACCTCGTCAGCAGTTTTTTCATAATCATACTCATCTGCACAAGATTGGCAATATGCTCCACTACCCATTATAACGCCGCCATTCATTTTATCATCATCGTATGGCCCGTTACATCCATCGCATATTACTTCATTTCCGAGGTTAATTTCTTTTATGAGCTCTTTTGGCTCAAATCCAAGCGGTTTGCCGAACTCGTCCTCGTGATTTAAACATTCATCACACATACGCTCATCGACATCGCCTGTACTTGCCGTGTATTTATTTTCACATTCACAGCAAGTCCATTCTATTCCTAAACTCATTTTTTATCTCCTAACAAGGGCGGGGGTGCCGAAGCACCCCCTGTAGTCAACTACGCCTCGCCCTTTGATTGTTTATCCCATCCGATGGCCTCTAGAGCCTTAGCAACATCATCATCAATCTGAGCGTCATCATCTGGTTTGAAGGTGTTATTTATATCTTTAACAGCCGACTCAAGAATAGAGCCCATCACCTTTCCAACAATCTTCATCTTTTTTGGGCTGAGGTCTTTGTGCACTCCAAAACTCACTGCACACCCAGCTTCTTGCCATTCAAATTCAAGCCGAACATCATCCGGCTCAATCCCCAACCTACTGCTGGTATGAAGAACCACCATAAAAAGGTGATGCTGTATCACCGTTCTATGAGCTTGTAAGTGAGGGTCTGCGACGTCATCATCCATTACTCCGGGTCTATCCTCGAAGTATTTTGCAGCAAGTTGAAACAATTCTCTATCACTATTGCAATATTTAACCATTTCAGCCATATCTGTTGCTAACGCCAAAGCAGTATCATGGTCTATGCTTTCACCTTCCGGTGCAATTAAGACATCATCTGATTCAACTATGAAGTCAATTTCAGCATAATTTGCCATTATAGCCTCCTTTTTTATTGTTATTTCATTTTCTTAGCTTTATTCATAAACGTGGCCATATCGCCCACGTTAGGAATTATTGTTAAATTGTTCGGGTTAATACTGCCTCCATGTCTTGAGTGCTCTTCCATCTCATCAATTAGGTGGTCCTCACGCTCTGTATAAAAGTAAAACACCTTATTCCTTACAGTATTTTCAAACACAGTTTGGCATCCATCAGTATCGCCAAAGAACATTACTACCCTATTTTTAAACATTGACCACTTATGCATACCTGCTAAAACGTCAGCAGGGGTCAGAAACTTTACAAATTCATGCTGTTTAGGGCTCCACATATGTACAAGTCGCCCATTTGGAGCATCATACAATTCTAAATCACCGTACTCAGCGGCTATAACAGCTAACTTGCTGTAAAAATTGGACTGCTCACTGCATGATGGGCTACTGTCCAGCATCATAACTACTGAACTCTTGTCATAGCTCATACGGCACTTGGTTACAGGCTCATTGTTAAATGACCTCAGCATCAACCTTTCAACATCCCAAAAATCATCGCCATCTGTCTGAGTGGTTGAATAATCTTCAGCAATCTTTGAAATAATCCTTGAAAGCTCTGTGCCAAGTCTCCTGTTCTTAACGCCGCTAAGGTCGTATTTACCGGGCCGTGCGGGCCTTCTGTTTATCTCGCTATATTGACGTGCACTATCATAGCCTTGAATTTTTGATTTGTCCTTCTGTGAAAGAGCAGTATAATAATCTTCAAACTCTGAATGCCAATTATTCATAGCTTTCATCTGTTGCTGATTATTCTTTACGTTAGTATTAAATCTTTTTGTAATTTCGGACGCCTTGTTGTGATATTTACCAAGACCGGAGGGCTTAATGCCCCCCAGCCTTGGTATCACTCTCGGCGTACGAGATTCAATGGCTCTATCATAAGATTCGCCTAAGTCATCAGTGTCCTTGATGCTAACGTCCTGTTGAGACTCAAAATTAGCATTCCTGTCAACTGCGTAAGGAGACTTAAAATGTCGCCACTGTTTATCTAGCGGATTTGTATTCTTTTTCAAGTTTATCTATCCTGTTTATTCTCGAACGCATGTCAAGTGAATATCCTATATCGTCCGCGTCAAACACTTCAATGAACGTAGCAAATATCACGTAGTCATAGACTATATGTGCGTATATACCGTTACGTACAAGAGTGTTGAAGTTGCCAGTATGTATCTTCCATCTGTTCTTCTGCAACTTCTCGGTTATGTCACCATCGTACTTAAAGCACCTATACAGAGGTATACGGCCAAACCAATGAATGAGCAACTCCATGATTTTAGGAGGGGCTACCCCCTCAATCAACAAGCTCATACTATTATTCTGCCCAGTACCTAAATTCTGTATGGTAGCATTAAGGTTCTTGGAAGTAATATGCAAACCATCTGGTATGCGTGTTACTTTAGCACCAGTTTTACTCTTTGTTGAACCAAGTAGCGTATCTATAAGAGGTATATCCTCATGTGAGCAACTATCACGACCATTAGGGGCTTTTGATACTACCATCTGGCAGTACCCTTTGTGCTCGCTGAAACTCTTCATTACACTATTACCGATAAGATTGCGTTTGCCATAGTACATGACATCATGCAAATGGTAAACAGCAAAGTATGTGGATTGGCTTGCATCAAGTCTTGTTATACTGTCAGATTTGATGTTCTCCAATGCTCCTACCCAGCAAAGGTTTTCGCTCCTGTTCAACCGGAACAAATCCCTCTTGCCATCGTAGTTACACGGCATAACTATCTCAATACCTTTACCTTCACGGAAACGCATATCAATGAACTTGTCTTTTCTATCAGCTCTTTTACGGGCAATAACCTCATCTTTATCACGTTTGTGTATGTACCAGCCTTTACGGCCAGCTATCATCCTGTTAAATTCCTTGCGACTAACATATTTGTCAGTCACGCGAATCTCCCCAACTGTATCACTATATGTACCTGTAATGTGCATGTAGTGAATCTCGGTAGAGTCGATTTCGCTAGTCCTATAGCAGTATTCTTTGGTTATTGTTCCCCATTCAGTGAAAGCGGCTGATTCAGGGTCTGGCTCGTCCATGTTTTGTTTCATAACAGCATCATCTGCTTTTACGGTACGTTCAAAGACGCCAAACACTTCGTCAGGTATTACAGATGCGGACTTAAATGAAGTGTCAAACTTTGCCAAATCTACAAGGCGAGGCATTTTAGGTTTAACATCTTCATGCTCCATATCAATATCTTCTACGCCATAATCATCAGCATTTATTCTCGATATTGCACGAACATCCACATCTTCCACTTTGCTCTGTCTTGATAACAGCTCATGGTTCTCTGGTGTTTTAGTGACATATTGCTCTACCAATTCATTCCAATCAGCACCATCTCCAAGCAATGTGATAGCATCCATCAGTTGACGTAATTCCTGTATAGTAGCAGGCTTCGGTAGTTCCGCAGCAACACTACGTAGGTACAGGTCAATCATCTGAGGCATGTATTCATGTCTGGGATGGGTGTTGTTCAGTGCTTTAGCTACATCTTCCGCAGGTAGTGGATTAAACCTTATCATCGGGAATCTCCGCAGTAATGCATCGCTAAACTCACGTTCCTCGTTGGCAGTGATAAAGACAGTCATATTATCAAGATTAGCCTTTATATTACCACCTTCGACGCCATTGACAGATAGCTCTCCGTACTGTAAGAAGTGCAGAAAGAAACCATCAGCAGTGGGCCTTGTTTTATCCCACTCATCGAGTAAGAGCATAACAGGTTGGTTGTGAGACTCAAGGGCAGCACGGAAGAGTTTACCCTTCCCTACTGAGACGCCTGATTTAGTATCTTCAGACGGCATCAGTTTAACTAGCAAATCTTCTTCGCGTGTGCCCTGAGTGCATTGGTGAACAAATAGCGGACGGTCAAGTATCTCGGCAAGTATCATGGGTAGGTAGCTTTTACCTGTACCGGCCATGCCGTACAGAAAAGCTCCTGCAGTTGGTTTAGTGTTTATAGACGTTACTACCTTAGCCGCAAATCTAGGAGTACATACGTATCCCGCTTCATTCATGGCTGAGTGCATCGTCCTTACATCTACCAGACTGCATACCTCACTAACTTGTGGTTGCTTGTCCGTCATTTCACTTTCCTTTTTTGTTAGGTGCCTAACCCCATGTCAGGCACAAATATTACCTCCCCACCTAAAAAGTAGGAGCCAAAAAGGCAGGGAGGCATAGAATGTTAGAGCATTGTGTGTAGTTGCGGAGCCCACTTCATGACTAGCGGACATGCTCATTTCATTCTATTTGTTTAAATTTTTCATAACCCTGTCAAACCACGCAACAGTATCACTGTTCTTGTGTTTGGTTAATTCTTCAGCCTGTAATTCAATGGCTTTAATTTTAATATTGACGTGCTTCTGTAATGGTATAAAACTCTTCAAAACACCCTGCATAACATTATGTGCATTAACTACAGCATCACCAGATACTGGTGCTGCTTCAAGACATTTAGAAACATCATTACATCTCTCTGCCACTTCAATTACAGCCTCACATAAATCCTTTAGGCTATCTAATTCCTGCTCTATTTGTTCTTTAGGTTTCATAATCTCCTCTTATATTCATGGTAATTGGCACTCTTTTATGATAAGGCTCACGCAATCTTATTGACGCCATTTTCATCTCTGTTACCAAGTCGTAGTTGGGCTTATCTCTTTCGCCCTTGTTTCTTATTTTTACATTGGCTTTTATTGTTGTCCTAGCTCTTATTTTTAAATAGTATCTATTTTCAACACCGTACACAACATCACTTGCGTAAAATCCATCATTCATGAGATTGACGTACTGCTCATCAGCCCAAGCAACAGCAGAGCATTTAGTCTTAAAATAGACTCTGTAAATCTTGCTCTTATCTATCATGCTTAGATTATCACCCTAATTATATTTATTAGCACAACTGCAAACACCAGCACTACAATAACATCAAAGAAATCATCACTGCACAAGTATTCTATCATACGCTCTAATATGTTCATTTTAACCTCTCATTTAGCAAGTTTCTCATTTCTGAGCAATACTCCTGATTTGTCAGGTTATCATCATCAAATTGCTTAAATATGCGTTTAATTCTATCATATACCCATTCGAGTCTGTCACGCTCGTATGTAATTAGCTTGTTAGGGATATATTTGACGCCTTTAGGTATGCCTAAATATCTATCAGTAAACTCTATGTCGCCAAACAGTTTAGTAGTGACGCCTGTAATGTTATTATGTATAACAACAGGTATGATGCCTTCATTGCCGTCAGCATCTACTCCAAAGTATCTAAAGCGTTTAAAGAGGTCGTAGCAATACTCTTTTTGGTCGTCAGTATAAATCCATTCAACAAACTCTTCGCCAAGTACATTAAACGTCAGTTTATTGCCCTTGTCTATGAATGCTGTAATGTACCTATCTTTCATTTACGGCCTGTACGAGTCAGCAACTTCTTTTCTCTTAACTGTTTCAGTCTTGAACTGGCGGCACCATTTATTTGCACCTTACCTTCTTTTAGCAACGATTCATAGAATGTTATCAGCGTGGTCAGCGACCAGCGTGTTCTATATGCGTCTATTACTTTCATATTACGCTCCCTTTTTGTTGTGTTTAAATCTTTTAATCAGTTTATATACCGCACCAGTTATCATTGGTTATTTACTCCTATTTTTAGGAGGTAGGTTTTTAGTGTGTGTGTGGGATTATGACGTTTAAAAAAACCGGGACAGTTTAAAACCATCCCGGTTTAATTTGGTATGTAGAACAGGGTAACCGTTACTTCTTCGGTTTGTGTGTAGTCTTCATGACGTACTTACCCTTGTCGTTCTTGACGTACTCCCTCATATGTTGGTGACACTTCCAGAACTTACCGTTCTTACATTTCACAACTCCCATTCCCTCAATGATGGTACGTATCTTGTCAGATGTATCAGTCATCTTTTCGGAATAGTGTGATTTGTCACGGGAACCACCACCATTGTTTTTAGGTGGTCGTTTGTTCATGGACTCCAACAGTATCAGTTTACTGTTGAACTTGTCAAGGTCATACTCTTTGGTCTCTTGATTGAAACATTCAAAGAGGTGACCTTTCCAGTTATCACCACCACAGTTGTCTAATTTAGTATCACCGACCAGTTTGACGTAGTCAGGTAACGTTATAAACGACTGTGGTAACTCAGGGAGGTTGTTGATTGTAGTCAATCCCATTGTATTACCTCCGTTATTCATGGTTACAAGATACAAACAATCAAACAATATATCAAGAAGTGGTTATACCATAGATTAAACATTTATTTTGTGGGTAATGATATGTAGATATGGGTAGACATGGAAACTCCGGGGTAAATGGGGTGATGTCTTATAATATACGTTATGAATAATTCAATGACATATAACCTATCTTATGTATAATACATATATTATGTCGTGTAAGTTACTGTTCCTTAAGGGGTTACGTGTCCTATAGTATATATTATGTATAATTCCAATTTTTCAACCTAAAATTCTCAATCCCAAAAATGGAAAGACCGGATGGGGGGCGGGGTAAAAGGCCCACTCACATTGTACGCTAATTTTTCAGTTTTCCACACAAATGCTGTAAATATCACACATTTGTAAGAATTTCTTACTTTCTTACGTATATTATATATATATATGCTCTATATTGCTTTGCTTAGCCTTAGCTAATGCTGATATAATATATATATTATATGCTGCAGGCGTCAGAAAGAGATTTTGCTTGTAGGCAACGGTTTCAACCAGTTAGATTCACCATATGAATAAAGAACCGTGGTAGATGCTGCTGAAAACACTACAAAACGGAGTTTTTTAAGGGCTGCCAGTCATCATTGTGCTAATTGGGATGCAGGGAACTGCCTTGGCTGCATGATGAAAACAGAGAAAAAAGTGATTATTTTTAAAATATCACACAAATTATCCAATAGGCCCTGTATAGTCAATGCAGGGTGTGAATATTTCAATAATGTTGTTGTACCGGGAATCAGTAATGGAAGATGAATACCTAGATTTAGTTGATACAGTTGATAGATTGAAGTTTCTTTGTAAGAGATTGAATCTTTCCAAGATAGTTGATGGTGATTTTGGGCAAATTGACATTTTAGCAGAAATGAAAGAGAGAATAGAAATGATAGAATTAGAACGTATTGACGAGCCGCTTGTAGATAAGTATAAATATCAGGCATAATGCTGTGAAAAAGAAGATTCATAGACGTGCCGTGGTAATACCGGACATACATTTCCCATTACAGGAAGATGCCGCTATAAATGTGGTCTTAAAGGCTATAAAAATGGTAAAACCCAACATATTCATCTGTTTGGGCGATTTAGGAGAGTGGAAGAGCGTTTCTCCATTCAAGTATAAGCGCCGTAAGCGGCCCCCATTGGAGTATATACTGGAAGATTTAAAGGTTGAGGCTGAAAAGGTCAATAATGGTCTTGATTTGTTCGATAAAGCCCTTAAAGTTGTGGGATGTAAGGAAAAGCATATGATTGAGGGCAACCACGATTTTTGGTTAAATTCGTTTGTAGAGGAGTTTCCGTACCTGCCGCAGTACAAATTCCCTGAAATCATGTCTCTTAAGGACAGAGGGTACAAATACTACCCTTACGGCAGGCTTATGAGAGTAGGCAAACTGTATTTCTACCATGGCGGCCACTATACCACAATGTACCATACTAAGCAACATGCCCAGAATCTTGGTAAAAATGTGATGTATGGCCATACTCATGATGTGCAGCGGCATGGAATTACCCATATAGACGGTGCTCACCATGCTTGGTCGCTAGGATGCCTCAAGGATATGTCAAAAGAGGTCAATGAATGGTTAAAAGGCCGTCAAACTAACTGGTGTCACGCTTTCGCTGTGATTGATTGGTTCGATGATAATAACTTCAGGATAGATGTAATAGACATATACAAAGGAAAAACATACGTATGGGGGAAGTTAATAGATGGAAACACATAGCGTCCGGAGGGCTCGGCAAGGGCTAAATAGTAATATAGGTTGGGAGTGGCGCTATGCGTTCAAAACTGGTTAAAGGTAAGAAAGAATACTTATATAAAAACAAGGATGAGTTCTATGAAAACGAAGAAAATGAGTTTATTGACGATTGGCGTGAGTCAAAAGTCAATGATTGGGTATTAACTGATGATGGGCAAGTGTGTCGCATATTACACCGGGGTTCCTTTTCAAGTGGAAACGAGTATGTGCGTACCGTCTTGGGAAGCTACCCCATCAGAGATAGTGTACAAATGGTCGGAAAAATCGCTGAAGACGTCTATAGGTTCACAAAATCGACAAAACCCAGAAAAGATAGGCCGGAAGAGAAAAATCCGAACAGGAGGGAAATAGTCTTTGCAAAGTATGTTGCTAACGGAATGCCCCCTGAACAGGCTTATTTGCGTCTATACAATACAAATAATAGAGAATATTCAAAAAATGCTTCTACTGCTCTATTAAAAACAAAAAGGATAAGAAGATTGGTTAATGAAGAAACAAAGAAAATGCTTGGACAAGTTGGTGTTGATGAAGAATACCTACTGGCTAATGTTAAGGATGTTATTGATAAAATAGACGGCAGGGATTCAGATAAGCTGAGAGCCATAGAAATGCTAATGAAAATAGCTGGGATGTTCCCGAATGATAAGAAAACCGAGTCTCTTACTGTATTTCAGGGATTTACCAGTGAACAGCTAAGTCAGTTGAACAGTGCCAATATAAAAGCTATTGGACATGCCGAAAAAGATATCACATAGCGATATATCATTATATTTGATGCCCATGTACCGCAGTTCATCTAAGTCATGTAAAGTATGTAATAAAAAGCTGAATAGCCGGATAAAAATGATAGTGTTCAATGAAAAATATATGCCGATAGGGTTTAGTTGTAAATACTGTCATTCTATTTATGTTGAGAATGATATACTAATTGGAGTTGGCAACCCTGATAAGGTGGATATACATGGAGAAACCTAATCGTGACAATTTCTTTGAGACTTATCTTGATATAGACCATTGGGCTGAATCAGAGGAGATAAAGGATAGTTCCATAAAAAATACCAGTAAAAAACGAATACGTCAGGAAAAACGTAAGATTGAGTTAAATCGAAGATGGAAAACAAAGAAAAAGAAATAATACCGTTTAATATAGTCCCTCCACCGTCTGAATCAAAGATTAACGATGAGGTGCTGCAAAAGTCACTAAAAGACTTAATATACTTCGGCAGGGCATTTCTGCCTAAGGATTTCCTAGATAAGAGTGAATCTCCTAAGTTCCACTATGAAGTAGCTAAAAAACTAATGTCTACAGAGCCAGCTGCTAGGATATGTAATATATTGCCGCGTGGATTTGGTAAATCAATACTTTCTAAAGCTGCTGTGATGCATAAGATGCTGTTCTCCCCACAGGGAGAAAGACTCTTTGTAGCTTGGGTTGCTGAGGAACAGGGACAGGCTATTGACCATATTAAGTACCTAAAGTCACATTTTGAGTATAATGATAAGATAAAGTATTATTTTGGCACTTTAGCTGGTGATTCCGTTGGCAACAGGTGGACTGAGAAAGATATTGTAACTTCAAAGGGCGACAGGATAATAGCAAAGGGTACATCACAGAGGCTAAGGGGGCGTACTGAGATAGATGTACGTTATACCGGCATTATCCTTGATGACTTTGAATCAGAGTTGAATACCAAGACACCCGAAAGGCGTGATGAGATTAAGAAATGGATTGTATCTACAGTATATCCAGCTCTTGAGGAATCTCCCGGGCGCGAGGGATGGATATGGCTGGCTGGTACTATTGTACACTATGACAGTTTTTTACAGATGGTTGTTGATGGACACAGGGATGCTACAAAGGACGGTAGGAAATATCCTTGGGATTTAACATTCTATAGGGCAATAGAAGATGGTAAACCACTTTGGCCGCAGCAATTCCCACTTGAGAAGATGGCTGCTAAGAAAAGGGAGTTTATTGAGGCTGGTCTTGTTAATAAGTTTGCTCAGGAGTATATGAACGATGCCCGTGATATTTCAGATGCTGCTTTTAAAATTGACAGGATACAGAAGCATAATCATACTTTTATCTCAAAAGACAAATTTGCCTACCTTGAGGATAAGGGAGATGATTTTATACCAGTAAACATATACGTAGGTGTGGATATAGCGGCTACAGCGACAAAGAAATCAGACTTTCAGGTTATTTTAGTGATTGCTATAGATAAGAATAAGAATCGGTATGTACTGGAATATTTCCATGAGAGGATACCGACATTCGATGTGCCGGAGAAAATCATTGAAATAGCTAAGAAGTACAGTCCAGTAAAGAGAGTTACTATAGAAACAGTAGCTGCTCAGGAAATGGTGAGAGATATGGTAACAAGGATAGCTCATGATGACAGGAGGTTGATGCCGGGAATATTTAAGGGAGTCAGGCCGCCTCCGGGTATAAAGAAAGAAGATAGATTAGAGACATCTCTTGGCCCCATAGTTAATACTAAGAAATTATATATAAGACCTAATATGACTGAAATAGTGGATGAGTTCTTTGAACATCCATTCGCTAAGAATGATGACCTATTAGATGGGCTGTATTATGCTGATTATTATGCTAAACCGCCGTTGAGCGATAAAATGGGTAAAGATAAGTTCGATAAGACGCCAAAAAGGACAGAAATGCGTAAAAAGTACAACTGGTTCACCGGCGCAAGAATTTCATAAAAAGTTGCTATTTAGTATTGACATATAGAATTTTTGGTTCTTAACTTTAAAAGTATCAATGCAAATAC